GACGGATGCGGTAATGTTCTGAGTTCGCTCCCAATGTATTCGCGTGTTCCATTGCTTAAGTGTAGAGAAGGCGGTCTGGGTCTTGAAATAGATGAACCCCTGTAAATGGGCGTTCCCGGCCTCTCCCAGTTCCTCCTGGAGAATATACTTGGCGTCTGCCACAGCGGCCTGCTCGAGAAAGGTGACCAACTCCTGCTCGGTGTGGTGATTAAGGGTAAAGCACCAACCCCTGCTTCGTTCTCTTCTTCGGCGAGGTCGTCTGACGTCATCACCGGCGGGAACATCGTTGTCGGGTACCCCGTCGGCGGGATGTTCTCCTGGTTGTTCCATTCTTCGTTTGGGCTCGGATGCACCATGAGGTGAGGAGACTGAGCCGGAGGGGGGGGGAACGCGCGCGTTCCATAGTATTACCCCCCCCCTCCGGGGCTCACCGCCTGCCTTTTATACCCGAGCCCCGCCGAGCCCCAAAAATTATTTTACTATAAATACCGGCCCGGTCCCCCCAGCCCCCGAATTAATTTCTTCCGGAAATGGTAACCCCCGCTTATCTCGCAGGTGCCGCACTACGGTACGGTATCACCGGGGCTGCACTGTACAAAGGCGCTATGGCGTTTCGCAATAGATTTCGACGCAGGGGGCGTCGCCGCTTCACCGGGTCTACCCTAGGAAAGAGGAAACGAGGCTTTAGTTTTCGTTCCAATAAACGCGCGCGCTTTGGTCGCCGCTTTCAGGCCACTACCGCGCAGCGCCCCTATTTTCTAAATAATAGATTTCGAACTAGGCGGATAGGGAACCGTCGATGGAAGGGAATGCTATGGCGTGATACGGCTGCCAAGACGCATTATCGGTCTGTTAGGACGCTGACGTTCCTTTGGACTCCCCCGGACTTTGTTGAACAGTCCACAGTGGGACTGGAGATGATGACTGCTGGGCAGTTTGGTACTATCAATGACGCCAATCCGTTTTGGACGTCGACCGGTGGATTGGTACCGAACGAGATAGGCGCTACGTTGCCGACGTTCGGAGACGGTGATATTATACAACGAGGTGGAATGGCGTGGATTACGTTTGCCCCTCTTCCTAATGTTCAAACGGCGTTGCGCATTAAAGTGTGGGTCGTGAAGGCCCAGAAAAATCCATCCTTGGCGGTGTGGAACGCTGTGACGGTCGGCAATCAGTTTGCGGCGTGGGACCCTTCTGTGGTCCCCGAGTTTCGACAAGATTTCGGCAAGATTCTCATGGCAAGGGAGACTCTGTTACAACCCGGTGCTATGCCGGTTGAATTTAAATGGAGGCAGACTGTTCAAAAGATCGATCAACCTGTTTTTCAAGGTGTTCCTACTATTCCCGGTCCCCCCGAACCCGGGGGTGATAGGTTATGGTGGATGTGGCATATTTTACCTACCACGACGGGCGGAAGCCCGTCGTTACGTGTAATTAGAGGTTACAATCTTAGTTTTAGCGGCGACGCCCTGTAATTAAATTAGTTAGTTTGTAATAAACATTATTGCTGAGGGAGCCACGAGCGCGAAGCGCGCAGTGCGACCGCTACCGGTGAAATTGTGATCACCCCAGATGTATAGAATTTGAACGTAGAAACTTTATTCGCGTAACCTCGGGGGATTCTGTAGTAACTCGCGTACAACCCATCTATCGGCGCTTAACTTCGATTCGTCTGGGAAAAAATTGGCAAAAATAACTACGTGTGGAGGAGGAAATAATTTAACTCCCCCCTCGTATTTCCCACAGAAGAGTAGTCCGTCTTTCAGGCTCTCGATAGCCGCGTAACTCATTGCGCCTTCTGATGTGCGAGGTAGGTTGAAAACGACCTGTCTTGGATCCCATGTGCTCTTGATGACCTGGTACGTAATGTCCTTTGCGCTACCTGACGACACGAACATCGTGTGGGGAACGTTCTTGACTAAGTACCGACACAGAGCGGTTTTGCCGCAGCCTCCTTGTAAGTCTGCGTACCATAACACCGTTCTCATGTCAGGTTCCCCCTCGAGCTCTTGCAGGAGTGCCGACTGCCAATCATACAGATTATCTCGTTCGACGATGCGAAGGTCTCTGTCCGTGAACGAATACCCGTTGGCGAAAATTCTCCCGTGACGCTTTGCAGGGTCCGAACAATATCGGACGGATGCGGTAATGTTCTGAGTTCGCTCCCAATGTATTCGCGTGTTCCATTGCTTAAGTGTAGAGAAGGCGGTCTGGGTCTTGAAATAGATGAACCCCTGTAAATGGGCGTTCCCGGCC